TGGCTGGTCGTACCGGAGGGCAACGGCAAGACCACGCTGCTCGCCGGCATCGGGCTGTACCACTGTGCTTTCCACCCGTTCGCCGTTGTCCCCGTTGCTGCAGCGTCCCGCGAGCAGGCCGAGATTTACTACCGGCAAGCCGAGGGCTTCATACTCCGTTCCCCGCGCCTTCACGAGCTGACGCACAGCGAGGTTCAGGCCGCCAAGGGCAAGCGCAAGACTGACGTGCCGGCGTTCATGCCGCTCGAGGGCTATCGGCGCATCAACCATCACGGCGGCGGGCGTATCCAGGTCTTCGCCGCTGACGATCGAACAGGCGACGGCGTCATCCCGACGCTCGGCGTGATCGACGAGCCACATCGCCAGCGGGATCTAGCCCTCTACAGGACGTGGAGCGGCAAGCTCGCCAAGCGCCAGGGCCAGATCGTCGCCATCAGCACATCGGGCGAGATCGGCTCCGACTTCGAAGAGACGCGCAAGCGCATCCGCGAGTCATCGGTGCAGAAGCGCAAGGGCTCATTCCTCAAAGCAACCACCGATCGCATAGTGCTCCATGAATGGGCGCTGCTTGATGGCGCTGACGCCGAGGACTTCAAGGCTGTCAAGGCGGCCAACCCGTTCAAGGCCATCACCGTGCCGATGCTGCGCGAGAAGTTCGCCAGCCCGACGATGACGATGGATCACTGGATGCGTTTCGTCTGCAATCGGCCAATGCAGAGCCTCGACTGCTGGCTCGGCCCGAATGCTCCGCTCATCTGGGACGGACTGGAAGAGCCGATGCGTCCGGTTAACGGCGCAGAGACGTGGCTGGGCATAGACGTCGGCGTGAAGCGCGACTCGACGGCCGTGGTCATGGTCCAGCGACGTCTGAAGGGCGGTTTCCACGCTTGGTGCTCGCTATGGGTGCCCGAGCCGGATAGACCCGTCGACGTCTCCGACGTTATGCAGCACATCCGCACCATATCCAAGGACTATGCAGTCAAAGCGGCATCCTATGATCCGCGCTTCTTCGACGTCCCGGCGCAGATGCTCTACGACGAGGGCATCCCGATGATCGAGATCCCGCAGTCGCTCGAGCGCATGACAACCATCTGCGGCGGTCTCCTGGAGGCCGTCAAGCGGGGCGACGTCCACCACGACGGCGACCCAGCATTCACTGCGCAGGTTCTCAACGCCGTGGCGCGCTACAACGAGCATGGTTTCATCCTCTCGAAGGGCAAGTCACGCGGCCGTATCGACGCTTGTGTGGCGCTCGCACTCGCAATGGACCGAGCCCGCGAGGGTGGCGGAGAACACACCTACTTCTCGGCCATCACTCCTGATTGGCCCGCTCTCGGAGACGATGACGACGAATGAACCTCGCCATCGGCCTGCTGGGCTACCTACTCCTGATCGTATTCGCCGCGACCATTGACTGGAGACTCGGCATCGCCGCTGCAGCGGTGGTTTGCCTCTACATCTCCTATGCCAATCAGGTGCCGCCGCGCAAGGGAAGCTAATGAAACTCTTTGCCCAGCGGTCCTTCAACTACGAGATCCCAACGCTCTACGGCAGCGGCGTCGACGATGCGATCGGCCGCACCGAGGCCAACGTCAGGATCAACCACGACACGGTCCTGTCTGACGACGCGATCCTCTCCGCGGTCTCGCTGCTTGCGGGAGACATCGCCAGCCTGCCAATGAAGGCATTCGAGACCGACGAGACCGGCCTGACGCAGCCCCTGAAGCAACAGCCGTCGTGGATCGAGGCACCGGACCCGCTCGACCTCGCGATCACCGACGTCCAGCACAAGACGCAGGTCGCGCTGTCCATCCTGCTCGCCGGCAACGCCTACATCCTGTGCGAGCCGAGCGTCTACGACCCGGTCAAGCTGACGGTCCTCAACCCGATCCGCATCCGTGTCGTCAAGCCTGACCAGCAGCGCCGCTTCCAGGTCATGGGCCGCACGAGCATCTATGAGGATTGGGAGCCGTCGGACATCCTGACGACCTACGGCGACGATCAGATCCTGCACATCCCGTACATGCTCCGTCCCGGCCGTCTAACGGGTCTTAGCCCCATCGACGCGCAGGCGGGCAACCTCGGCATCAGCCTCGCGATGCGCAAATGGGTCGAGACGTTCTTCGGCAAGGGCGGCCAGGTCTCCGGCTTCATCGTCCTGCCCGAGACAGTCGCAGCACAAGCCCTGCCCGCAATCGAAGAGCGCATCGCCACCAAATGGGCGAGCTGGCGCAAGGCCGGCATCATCGGCGTGCTGAACGGCGGCGCCAGCTGGATGAAGACCGGCCTTTCGCCGCAGGATGCAGACCTGCCCGGCCTATGGAGCCGTCAACTCGAGGTCGCCGCGCGGATCTACGGCATCCCGCCTTTTATGATCGGCTCGCAGGAGCCCGCCGGAGTTGCCTACGCCTCGTCCGTGGAACGCGCGCAGCACTATATCGACCACTGCATGATGCGCTATACGCGGCCGATGGAGAAGGCTTACAGCCGTCTCGTCCCCGGCGACGCCCGTCTGCGCATTCGCGGCTCGAATACCGAAGCCCGCTTCGTCTACGACGCCTTCCTGCGGGGCAATCCCGTGGACCGCGCCAACCTCTTCCAGACACTGCTGCAGAGCAAGCAGCGGATCATCGACGAGGTCCGCGCGCTGGACAACATGCCGCCAATGGGCGACTACAGCCAAGAGCAGCTGTCCGGTCCCGGTGGCCTGCTCGAGACGCCGAACAACAACCCGCGCCTGTTCCCCGGCGGTGACGAGTCAGTCCCCGCCAGCGAGGCAGCGCCACTCGCCAAGCCCGAAGCGCCTCTGGCGCCCAAGGGTGGCCCAACGCTGCCGCCCGGAGGTACACCCGCATGAACTTTCACAAGGCCGATCCCGTCGAGATGGAAGGCCAGTTTCGGGCACTGCCCGACGGTGGCTCTGTCTTCGAGGGTTACGCAGCGGTCTTCAACAAGCCGTCGAAGATGATCCGCGACGAGCTCACCCGCACGCCGGGCGGCTACCGCGAGACGCTCATGCCGGGAGCCTTCAAGCGCACCCTCGGCTCAGGCCGTCGGCAGTCATTCGTCGTTGACCACGACGAGCGCAAGATGATCTCGTCGACTCCATCAGGCCCGCTGCGCCTCAGCGAAGACAGCACCGGCCTGCACACCGAGTCGCCGTGGCCGCGCACCGACTACGCCGACAACGTCCGCGCCCTGCACGACGCTGGCGAACGGCTCGGAATGTCAATCCTGTTCGCAACGCCACGTACTGGCGACAACTGGCCTACTCCAAGCTCGCGCTCGGTCACGGAGGCCATCCTCAAGCACGTCTCTGTCCTGGCGACGATGGAACCCGCCTATGACGGCACCATCGCCAACTTCAGGGCACTGGCGGAACTAACGGAGGCAGACGTGGAAGACGTCGATGCTCTCATGGAGGCGCTCCGCGACGGCCGCCGCCTGGACGAGGGCGAGTTCAATCTGCTCAACAAGCTGGCCGAGGCTGTGAAGCCGGAGTCAGTCGAGTCGGCGGCACCCGTCGCCGAGCCAGAGAACGACGCCGATCGAGCCATCACTGAGAAGTGGCTGGCGCGATTGACCGAGATCGAGGCAACAATCCCCAAGTCATAGCCCGGAGCATCGGCACGGCCGCCTAGCACGGCGCACCGCCCGAGCGAACCACCTAGACGAGGGTATCCATCAAGCCTGAGCCCGTTCGCGGGTTCTTAGCCATTTGAAGGAACCTAAGTTGGAAACGTATCTAGAGACCCTTGAGACGCAGCGTCTCGGGATGGCTCATCGGATGCGCGAGATCGTCGACGGCGCCACTGCGGCGAAGCGTGCGATCAGCCCCGAAGAGCAGGAGAACCTCGACAAGCTGGACACGGACTACGACCGCGTCAGGGCCGAAGAGGACAAGCTGGTTGCGATCAACCAGAAGCTCGCCGCCGGCGATGCCAAGCGTTCCGTCATCCAGTCCGCGATTGCCGCTGACGAGGATGAGGGCAGCGAAGATGGCGATGCCCAGTTCATGGCGACGATCCGCGCCCACATGAGCGCGATCAAGAACGATCTGCCGAAGCAGGTCGAGCGTGCTTTCGAAATGAAGTACGACCACGCCAAGGTGCTGCGCACCGTTGAGTCGAGCCGAGCCATCTCGGACTTCGCCAACAGCGCCTCGCTGTACGTCTCGGACTTCTCGACGAAGGTCGCGATCTACCAGCGCACCGCTTCGCCACTGTTCCGCACCTCGACGATCGTCTCGAGCGACAACGGTCGCCCGTTGATCCTCCCGGTGGTG